GTTTCTCGTATTGTCTAAAACAAAACCCCTTGGTTGGGCTAGAGCACACTGGGCAAATTGGATTATATTCAATCATTTTTTTTATTTATTACATAGCCTAAAAAATTATAGCTTTGCCAGACTTTCGTCATGCTTCCCAATTTTCTTAATTCTTCATTCAGCTCATCTTCTTTTTTGCAAAACATGGACACCGACAATTGCAATTCCTTTTCCAGTATTTCTTCATCAGAAAAATTTTTTCTCTTTTCCTGTATGTGTAGCTTATGGATTAAATGCTGTAACCTGCTATCGTTAAGATAAACTTTTTCTGCAATCAGGAAGATCGCTCCAGAATTAATCCTTTTTGCAACCTCACTCAATATCCTTGCTCTCTTTCGAGCACCTAAAAACTGTAAAAAAAACATCGACGATACCACCGATATGTTCTCGATGTTTTTTATTTCTGTTTCACAGTCCCCTTCTATGAAACCAAAATCCTTTCTCCTGCCTTTCATGTCAATGGAATCAATGCCGATGTAGTGACAGCCACTTATCTTTGGTATCTTTGACAGGAATCTACCAGTCGAACATCCCAAATCAACCACAGATGATTCTTCCTGTGCATATTCTTTGGCTATATTTACAAAAATGTTATCCAAAGTGGAAAAGTTAGGAACCGAAAGATCTATATGTCTTTCAAAATCATCTATCTCTGAAAAGTTAAACCGCTTTGTCATTGTTTCTTTCATGGATCATTTGTATTCTTGTTCCCAACCATTCCATAACATTGATTGACATGGCTCGACCACAGGCTTCATATCTTTGCGATATTGGAGCCTCTTCCTTTGGTTTGTTTCTGTAGGGAACTTGTGTGTAATTGTCTGGAAAGCCTTGCAACCTCTCGCATTCGATTGGGGTTAGTCTCCTGATTATGCTATTTCTTGGAGCTGTAGTGCGCTCTTTGAGAACAATAGGTTGCCTATTGCCACCAGTCATAGCGTTCAGTGTGGGAGAAACTTCATCCTTGTAAATGCGAGCACTCTTGTCTGGAGTGCTTGTTTCAATTACTGTGTATCTGTCGTGAGCAGTCAACGACCAAGACACACCATCGTCATTCCATGGCTTCCCATTGGAACCAGTCTGGCTATCTCTCATCACAACCAAATCTGTTGAAGACTTGTAATCTCTGGCAGCGATAGTGCCAGCTACATCATCTTCGACATATCCATCACTTCTTGTTTGCCTTATGGTTGTTTTGTCTGTTGCGTCTTGAAAGTATTGATCGCTTCTTCCAATGCGGTGAGTAGGTTTTCTGGCAGAGCTCTCTCGTTTTTTTCGGCTCGGCGGATAATTCCCCGACATTGTTTCTCCGTCAAATAATACCTTTGCTGGACTTCTCCAGCTTCCAAGACATCCGACAACGAAGACACGCCTTCGTCTTTGTGGGAGCGCTCTTGGAAATCGTTGTGTTCTGACAAATTCAGTGTTAAGAATCCTGTAGGCGAACCCATACCCGCATTCTGCCAACGCTCCAAGGAAGTTTCCAAAATCCCTTCCTTCGTCTGAGGACAATAAACCGGGGACATTTTCCCAGAGAATCCACGAAGTTTTAAGCCTATTAGCCAAGAGTATAAACTCCAAGGCGAGGTTTCCTCTATCATCTCCAAATCCTTTTCTAAGTCCAGCGATGGAGAAGCTGGCACAAGGGGTTCCTCCCACAAGGAGGTCTGGGTAGGCTTCTTTTTTGAAATCATCTTTTGTAATCTCCGTAAAGTCTCCAAAGTTTTTAATCTCTGGATAATGATAATTTAACACAGCAGAACGAAAAGGGTGAATCTCAGAAACACCAACACAGTTCCAGCCTAGCGGATGCCAAGCTACAGAAGCTGATTCTATCCCGCTACATATTGATAAATAATTGATTGTCATTCTTTCTCTTAACCCAGTCTTTGCATATATCCATAATTCTATTTCTGTTCTTGAAATTTATTTCTTCATCACCAATCAAAGCCTCGAATACTGTATTGATCTGTGAATCAATTTGTAAGTTTAAGTGGTTTTTAACATCTCCAAATAATTTAAACTTACCAAAGGAAGTTCTTACATGTATCTTTTGTTGTGGCTTGTTGATTGTTTGCCAATCTTTGCTGTAAAAAAATTCTTTTATTTCGTTAGAAAGATATGGAGAACAAAAAACTTTATTATGTTTTTTGGCTAATCTTTCATGCCAACAATAACCAGCTCTATTCTCAGGCTTAAAATAATCATCTCTAAATTGGTTCAAGAGCTCCAAAGAGTGTCTATAATTTATCATCGCTTTTTTTGACAAACCATAATATCCATCAGCAGCCCAACCAGACAACACATATTGTTCTTTTATTCTAGGATATACATATAAAAATGGATAGAGACATTCAAAGTGTGTTTTTTTTATACAATTATGTTCATTCAACAATTTAAAAAAATCTTCCTTTAGGTTTTCTGTAGGAATAACAACTCCAACAAAATCCCAGTTCATTTTTTCTGCAACTTCTTTAGCTTTGTTATAATCATAGGAATCGTGCTTGTCTGTTTTGAATGTATAGGCAGTGATCTTTTTGCCAAGCCTATGTGCTGAAAAACCAACGCTCATGCTGTCAACACCACCAGACAGTAAAATGGCTACATCATTTTCTGGGACAAGATCAGAAACCAAGTTTGTTAATATTGAGTCAATCATTAAATTTTTTTTTCCTGTTTCTTTTTTCTTGTGTTGTTTAGGCAATCTCCCACGCAGAGCTTCCCACATAAAAAGATCAAACTCTTCTTCCAAACTTGTCTTTTTTAACTGATATTTAACCATCACCTGATACCAATAATCTTTTCAATAGCTGGTCGGTTCCACACAAAATTCAAGTGACACATTGCATCATACTTAGTAAAGCCAAAATTAAACTCACCTATGTTGTAGTTGTAATTCCTTAGATGATCTCTTTGTCTTGCTGTGGATGTATCATTCAGCCATTGTTTTGATTTCCTGACACTGCTGTTGTTCTCATTGGCTCTCAAAAAATCATCGGCAACCGCTAAGGCATTCACCTTTTCTCCAATTGCCAAAACTCTTGGTTTGTTCCTGCCCTTCCTACCGATTGCTGCGTAATGTTTACCAGAGCTAAATACACCAACCCAAGCATCAAAGCCCGATGCCATCAGCGCTTTACCTGTGCCAAATAAATCAACCCATCTAAATGGAGATTTTTCAAACAGGTCAACTTCGGTCAGGATAAACTTGACAAGCTCTCCATGCTTGTTGATGGTGGCAAACTCAAAACCACAGATCGGACATACCCTACATGCAGCGGGCACAATTGCACCACAGTCTGGACAATCTTTTGTCGGGGCTTCACCTTCGATAGCCAGCTTTCCTATCAGGTCAGGCGTATCTTCCAAAGTTCCATGGAGCAACACCGAGATACCAAAGTCCATGACGATACAATCTGTTTTTATAATGTCTGGATATTCTTCTGGATCAATAATTCTTAAACCACGACCAATCATCTGCACCATGGTTGACTTGTAAGAACAAGGTCTCAACAGGATAACGCAACTGACTGGTGGACAGTCAAAGCCTTCGGTCAGCACCGCAACATTGACCAACACCCTTATCTCTCCTCTTTCAAGAGCTAACAACAACGATTCCCTTTTCTTGCTGGGGGTTTCGCTTGTTACCATGTCTGCCAATATTCCCTGTTCCTTAAACTCATGCAATACTTCTTCCGCATGTCTTATGGTTGAGCAAAAGACCAAGGTAGTCCTGTCTCCAGCTTTCTTTTTCCATTCCTCAACAACCCTTTGGTTGATGACACGCTTGTTCATAATTCTTTCAACCTCATTCATGTCATAGTCAAGGGCTGTTTTTCTCACTCCCTGCAATTCATCATTGACCCCAAGATCAATGACAAATGTTTTTGGCTTAACTAAAAAGCCCAAGGCAATAAGCTGGGCAATGTCTATCTGGTGGGCAACATTATTAAAAATATCAATGAGCCCTTTTTTGTCTCCACGATTCGGTGTTGCGGTAAAGCCAGCAACCCTGACATCTGGGTTCAGGTGTTTTGCGCGGGATATTATCTTTCGGTAAGTGGGAGCTGTCGTGTGATGAGCTTCATCAACGACCAACAGATCTGGAGCCACCATAGCTTCTAAGTTCTTTGAACGCTGTAATGTTTGCACCATCGCAAACTGTATCTCAGAATCCCAGTCCTTGATTTTTGAGTTGACGACAGAGGTATCAAGGCTTGGGTTTATCGCATGGAACTTATCCATGTTCTGATTAACCAGTTCATCTCTATGTTGCAAAACCAACGCTCTTCCACCATTAAGGGTTTCCCCAATCAACGATGAAAGCATTATGGTTTTTCCAGAGCCTGTTGGCGCGACCACTAGAGTATTTTTATACTCCTCTAGGTGTCGTTTGGCATCTTCTACTGCTTCTTTTTGGTAAGGTCTGAGTAACACATTTCTCCCCTTCTCTTAGTGTTACCGAGCCCAGTCTGGAACATTTACATCTTGTTTTTCTTTGGCGGGCTTAGTCTCAACACTTGGAGCAGTCACTGTTGCTGTTACTGTAGCTGAACCATGACCCAAATAAAGATTGGAAGTGGAAGCGATAACGCTACCAAGTGTATTCTTGTCTGGATACCCATCTGTTCCTTTCTCTATTTTGACCTTCGCTGTAAACTCAAGACCATTAAGATCATCAAAGCTCTGTAAAACTCTTTTGGCTTTTGCATCTTCCGATGTATCTTTGGGATCAATTCCCTTGGCTGACTCAACAATAGCTCGCAATGTAGCCTTGCTGATGTTGGCGCTCATTGATTCGCCCTTTTCGTTTTTCTTGCCACCTACCAAAACCAACACCTGCCAAAACTTTCTTCTGGCATATTTTCCTTCGGTAACAACAAACTCACAGCTTAGATAAAGATTCTTCGACGCTGCTTCCGTAAGCCAACCGCCTTCGCCTTCTCCACCTGGTCTAACCAGCATGGACACTTTGGCTATCGTGCCATCTGGGATAAGCTCGTAATCTCCTGTGGAGATTTCTGCATCATTCAAATTAATTTCAGTCATTTTCTTTTTCCTCTTGTGGTAAATTATGATTTAAGGTTTTTTCGCTCAATGGTGTGCTTCTCTGCGTAACCATCTTTTGCATAAGTCTCCCCAAATGGGGTTCTTCAATTGTCTGTAACCTACCTGAACGATCCTTGGCTGGATAGCCATAGGGGTTCAATGTAGTACAAACAAAAGCTCGGTAAGGCTCGTTGTTGCCATCTTCCATGACTGCCATGGTAATTATTTCATCAACGATGCCAGGTAATTCCCTGCTGGTTTTGGCTCCTTCCATCTGCAACCCATAGGTTGTGCGATTGAAGTCATCGGTTTTTTCTTCCAAAATACCAACAAAGATTACATTCTTGTTTCTTATATGTTGCAACTGGGTCAACCAAGCAATCATTTCCCTGCCATGCATTCCATACACAGCTCTGGTGTCTATCTTGCCACTTCTGGTGCTTATGTTTTCTTCTTGGTTCTGACACCAAGAAAAACACAATCTCGCTGCAATTGTGATCGAGTCAACAAAAATTGTTTTGTATTTTTCCAGATCAAGCAACTTGTAGCTTTCCTTTAAAGCCTGATAATGTGCTTCTGAGTAAGGCATAGTGTTTTTCAATGAGGGGTTTGGACCACCAAACATACAAGCAAAGTCACGACTTTGTTGCCACGTTTTAGGTCTAATCATGTCACCAGACCAGCCTTCTATTGACAGTGTGCCAGCTTCCAAGTCCATCATCAGGGTTTCATCTGCTGGCAATGTCCAGAGCAAGCTGGTTTTACCAACTCCCGATACTCCAGCTACTACTATTTTTAATCCTACGTCTTCGGACAGCCTTTCATCGACTGAGATAATACTAAGTTCATTCATAATGTTTCCTTTTTGTTTTCTATTTTATATGTGGGTTTTCTTGGCATCACAGTGCGCGCTGCCAAAAGTTTTTCCTTGATTTCGTTTGAACAAGAGAGATATTTTCTCTCATTAATACGAAAGGTTGCCTTAACTAAATCCTTAGCAACTTGCGTAGGGATCTGGTCAAGAGCTTCAATTAATTTATTCTGATCCCAAGTAACTTCCTTGCCGACGCTTCTGGTTATTCTATATTCATTATCAAAAAGGGAAACCTGTCCTGTGTCGCGTCCACTATCTACCAACATGTTCTGCATGGTGACACCAAACTTGTGGTCTATGGCAGCCTGTAATTTAATTCTGCGTTCAGAGTTTATTTTGTTAAACTCATCGAGCTTGGAATCCAAGAAGGCTAATTCTTCTATGCTTAAATTTGAAAGATCTTCTGTGCTGAGCCAGTCAAGATTGTTGAGAGTGCCTGAATTATTTTTTTTGCTTTTCACTTTTAGCTTGTTTCCTTTCGCTTTTTTATGTTATCTTTACGATATTTACATGAAAGCCTAACACAATGATTACACCTATGCAAATAAGAATGGCGCGAGCTGGATTAAATATTTCAATTCAAAGATTACAAAGCCTGTCAGGGGTAAACGCTTCAACTATTTCCTATATAGAAAGGGAAAGAAGATCACCACTGTATAGAACAATGATGAGATTGCAGGATGCTCTAGAAAAACAAGGCGTTACTTTTGTTGAAGGTGGCGCACAGATTTAACAACCTGTATTTCGATAGGATATAAAGACTCAACGAGCTTTTTCTTCAGCTTGAAAACAGCAGTCTCCACTCCTTTAACATCTTCAATAACTTCACTACCATCTTCATCAGTGTATCTGAAGTCTGCAATGTAGGTACATATCTTTTTGCCATTGACGACACAGGGAAATTTTGGCTGGAGCTCCAGGTTCTTTACTCTGTTAGCTCTTTCCAACGATTTTAAAAAGCCATATCTGTTCGCTTCTTTCTTGGATGCAAACCTTATGCCATCCACTGTAGTTGCGATAGCTCCATACTTATGCCTTCTTTTTGATCTGAAACGCATTTATCTACTATAATATAAAGCAACATGTTTTATTAGGAGATTTGAATGCCAGTTAAAAAAGTCAAAGGCGGTTATAGGTGGGGTAGCAAAGGGAAAGTTTACAAAACAAAAAAAGCTGCCCAACGACAAGGAAGGGCAGCTTATGCTTCTGGTTATAAGGGTAGGAAAAAATAGAGCCCTTTATTCAAGCTCAGTTATTTCTTTTTCCATTTCAGTTTCTAGCTCAGCAATTTCTTCTAAATAACTTTTGGCTTTTTCTTGCTTGAGAACTATCTCATTTTGTTTTTCGTAATCTATCAGAATTTTCCAGTTTTCAATTTTCAATACTTTGGCTAGAGAAACCATTTGTTTTTCGGACAATCTTTTTGATTTTGTCTTAGGGGTGGCAGACAGCAACGCATAATAAATAGCGGGCTCTCCATAAGGCTTGCTTTCTTGTCTTAGTCCAGAGAGCCTAACCAATTCTCTTTTGCTCTTAATAAATGGATGCATCTTGACAATTTTGGAAAGTAACTCGGTGTTCACTATATAACCGAGATCTTCTTTTACCTTATGTTGCTCAAGAAAATTGTTAATCTCATCAAGGGTTATCATATCTCTATAGTCTCTCTTTTTTGCTAGAGCCAAAACTCCTTCGTTCTTCATTTTTGTTCTTTCGTCCATGAGAGCAACAACATCTTTATCCTGTTCAACTGTTGGAGCGTCGGGTTTTTCTGCTTTCATTCTTTCCCCTGTTTTTGAAACATCAAATGGTATGTTTTTCTTTTTGTTCATAACGCAACTCCTGTATCGTCAATGACTGGAGCGACAGCCTTCATTATTGTTCTTTTCCATCGGTGCTCTTTTGGCTTTGTCCATTCCAGACTGCAATTGTCGATAACCAAATCGAGCTCCGCATCATAAACCATTTCATGGTCGGTGACTTCAACCAAGAAGAAACGAGCATTGAAACGCTCTTCTGGCATTTTCCAGAGATCAATCTTTGGACTTATAAATCTTGTGCTTGTGCTGCTCCATCCATTATCATGTTCACTAAATGTCTTAAAGCCAACAGCTCCTGTTTTTTCATTTTTTACAACTTCATACTCGCCATTCTCAACTCGGCTGTTAATTATTTCCTTATCAACCTTGATCCTTTCGATGTACTCTTTAATGCGACCCAAGGTAAAACTACCCCAGATGGTGGACACATAGTTAATATCAAGACCGAGCTTTTTCCCGATCAAGAGAGTTTCATCTCTGTAAAGTCCCTTTATTGCTCTCTTCCTTCCGAAAGCGCTATGCAGGGTTTCTGTGCAAAAACCATACATCTCTTCATAATCAACTCCCATGACAGTAGCCAAGGCATAGGGAACGCACCAAGTTGTGCCACCTTTCAGGCTCTCTTTTGGGACGTATCCAATTTTTGTTTTCTTATTTTTCATATCCACATTTACAAGTCTAGCAGGTTTTCAACTCATATCAACCCTTTTATAGTCTTTTTTACATTTATCTTTTGTGTAAATAATATTAAAAAACATTAATAAGGGG